CACCAAATTGTCTTGCTTGCTCCCTTGCAAGTAATTCAGATTGAGCTTGTCCGGCAGATGAACCTGCAACTCCTCCAAATAATGCCTGTGTTCTTTGAGTTCCTTCTTGATATTGTCTTCTAGCACTAGCTAATGCTGACTCTCTTTGAGATCTGGTTTCTTCTTGTTGACCTCTAATACCAGCAGTTTGTTGTCTTAATTGTTCTTGGATTTGAGGTGTTTGAGCATCATAAGTTGAAGTAATTTGTTGTTCCAGTTGTGGCTGAAATGCTTGAACTCTTTGTTCTTGACCAGTAAGATACTGAGTTCCAGCGTTATATTGTTGATTAATTAACTTCTTTAAATCTTTTTGATATTGTTTCTCAGCTTTACTTGCCATACATCATAAATAAAATAACTACTCTGTATTTTCAACCTTTTTATTTTGTCTTTTAAACTTGTTCTGTTCGTTTCTTTCAGTTTCTATCTGTTTATTTATTTCTTCTACCGGAAACGGACTTAAAGGGTTGTCAAAAAAACCTAACCCACACTTTTTACATTGAATCCTTGTTGCAGATAATCTTGTAAAGGTGTGATTGCAAAAGTTCGGATCTTTTCTTCCACCTTGTTCATAAAACTCTTTTGGTTCTTTAGAAGGACTCTCTGTTTTGTTCATTTCTGTTTAATAGATTTGCAAGTATTTCATCTTGCTGACTCATAAATTGATTTAAGAGCCTAACTGCCTCAGCCATTCCGTAGGCTTTTGTATAAGCCAACATTAATTCTTCATTATTCTTGTAATCAGATGGATTGGGGAATTTGGGAAGATTGATTAGGTAATTCTGGAGCATTTGCCATCCCTGTGTTTGCTTCAATTCCTGTAGGGCTTGAGCTTGTTGGAACATTTCCTGCTCCTGCGATGTTAGGTAATCCAGGTTGTGGTTCATTTTGTTTTGCCTTATCTTCAAATAATTTGTCAGCATTCTTTACGCCATTGTCATTAAGAATCTGTTTTACTAATTCTACTATATTCACTTTTTGACCAGCCTCAGTAAGTTTAGATTCAATTGCCGGGTTAAGTAGCAATGTTAAAGATTGGTTTCTTCCTCTAATTGCTTCATCAGATACACCAACAGCCATTGATTTAACATCGGGAATATAATCAAATAGACCATTCATATCTTCTTCAGTTACATAAAGATTTGCAAAGTTACCCATAGTATCTTTTTGTAGTTTAGGTACAACTTGTCCACCATTATTAACAGGGTACTGAGGAATCTTTGATGTTTCACCAATTACTTGAATCTCTTCAGGTGATAACTGTCCTTTTGATTCATCAATTAGATTTGCAGCCTCAGTCATCACATCATTTGGAATTGATTCATTTGCTAACCCCAAGTCTTCAAGTTCAGTAATTGTTTCTTGTCCTACAATTCTAATAATCTCAGCTTGTTTTGTAGGGTCGGCCAGCAAGAATTGTTGGTTATTTGAAATCCACTTCAACATTAAATCTTTTAGGAACTCTTCCAGATAGATTTGATTATAGTTATCTCTTGATTGTTGTTGTCTTGTAGCACTTCTTATCTCAGTAGCTGTTTTATCTTGAGCAAAAGGTCCAATAGGAGGTAATCCTTGTGATGCTTCTCCAAGTGCTGTAGAAATTGCAGTTTTCATTGCTGTGTAAGATGTTTGAAATGATGAAATGCTTTGGTTACCTGATGAATGCTCAATTACATTTGCAGTTGAGTTACCTGTAAGCCATAAAGCATTTGGTCCATAAACTAAAGTATCAAGTCTAACTCCTTCAGAGTTGTTAGCGACTTTAATTGGAGGTCTCATAGCAAGGTTAATTTGGTCAAGGAAACCGCATAGGATTGAGTTTAAGGCTCTATAAAGTGGTAAGACGGACTCAACCTCACTCTCACCATAAACATCATCTCCTACTGGGTAGTATCTAAGCATTACAACAGGAATTTCTCTTGTTTTGTATGGATTATCAATGTCTCTTAAAATAACACTAAGTCTAGGACAGAAAGTAATCCATCTGTCTCTTCTAAACTCAGTAACAACCTCAATAATAGGGTAATAAATGTCTTGTCCTACTCTATCCTCTAAAGATCTTAATTGTTTAATTAGGGAAGTATATTTATTGTCTCTTCTTTCAGCCGCAGGTTTCTGGTCATCAAGAAGTCTTGACTCAATAACATCTAAATTTTTATAAATTGGTTCTCCACCATCATTTTTAGCTTGTAGTTCTTGGAATGTTAACCATTCTCTTACTTGAACCCAGTTAGCTGATTTAATATTTGTCGCTTGGTAATCTACAAATACATCTCTGTTATCTAAAACTTTGTATTCATTAGTTCCAAACTCTTTTCCTGTTTTATCTCTTTTAATATCCCAATAGCAAAGTCCAAAGGATGCTCCAAATAGTCTTGTTTGAATGTCAGTAAGAATAACTTTCTCAAGCATTGAACCACCAATATTTGCATAATCCCATTGAAAATCTAAGATTGCATTCATTATCTTGGCACTTATTGCATCTGCACCTTCTCTTGGAACAACAGTTCCTCTGAGTTTTCCAGCAAACATTCTTGAAGTCTTCTCAATAATTGCAGTTCTAATAACAGGATCTGTAACCTTAGCAAGATATGGCCAGTTAGCAGGTAGGTAACCAAAGTATGCCTTTTGGATGTCATCCCAACCATTTTTTCGTAACTTTCTTTTATCCATGTCATCTTGCGAGTATGTATAGTGATACATAAGTTCTGCAAGAAGTGTAGGATCTTGAAAGTTGTTAGCTTTGTTTTTTGATTTCTTTGCCATATTTAATATAGAAATATAAAAGAATTATTGAATTGTCCATTGTTGAAAATTGTTTTGAGGAATAAACTTTGGAATTTGATTATCAGGGTTAATCTTATCAAAGCCATACCTTATAGAGTCCATGCAGTTATGAACTAGAACACCATTTGCAAAATATTCATGCACATCTTCTACAGTAAGGTCATAAACTTCTTCTAATCTCTCTGGCCCTATTTCTAAGTGCTTTAGCTTTACACTTACCACTACAGAATTTGGTGATACCTTTGTGTCTTGTTTTGTATGTTTCATTACAAATTTCACAAATCTTTTCTTCATAATTTCTGTCTTTCCACATATCTTTCCCATGTTGTTTGTGCCATTCTCTTCCTTCATTTGATTTATGCCACTTTTTAGCTTCTTCAATACCTTTTGCAATAAAACTTTGCTTGAATTCAATATTTTCAAATCTTTTCTTTGCATGGTGTGATAGATGTTTGTTAGCAGATATAAGTTCAAGGTTTTCAATTCTGTTATCCCAAACATTTTCATTTTTATGATGTACATGAAAACCTTTTGGAATAGCCCCATAATAATGTTTCCAAACAAGTTGGTGCATCTTATGTTTTCCTCTTGAGAAATATCTTTCTTTTGGAAATAGTGTAAAAACTTTTCTTTGAAATGTTTGTTGAGGTAAATTGTTTTCCCCAATTGTAATGATGAAATCTTTGTCCATTCTTTTCCTTCTTTAACTAAATGCTCCTTTGTTGCAGTAAGTTTAATATTTTTTGTATCTAATTGCAACAGGTAGTCATTTACTGGTTTAACTCCATTATTCCATTTTTTAATAACTCTTTTATAACCTTTTGAAGTAAGGACTAAATCATTTTCTTTTACATCTTTAATAGGAATCTCTCCTTTGATTGTTGATATTAGGGTATCTCCTATAAAGCAATGGTTCATAAAGTCTTGTGGGACATTAAGTATCTTTCCATCTCTATCTGTAACCCAGAGATAGTTGCTATACTCTTTCCAGAGGTTAGTGCTTCTTTTTGTTACTGAAATCTTTTGCTCTTGGATATACTGTATTCCTTGATTAATAGAACCCTGTCCTTTGGTTGCTGGAAGCACTATTACTCCATAACTCTTTATCTCATCTATAGATTTAGGTTCGGCAGAGTCAGCCACACAGGTTGCTTTGCCTTGTAGGTTTAGTACGTCTGCAATATCTTTGTTGGATAACCCTTTTTGATAAATCACCTCATCTAAAATGTAACCTCCGTTATAGTAGTAAATGGAAACAATAGCTGTAGGATCATTGGTGTAACCAAAATCAAGTCCATGCCTTACTAGTCTTGCTTCAAATGGAATATCGTCAAGTTGTATCCAACCTTTATATATTCTGTGTTGTGCTTCACCAATCTTTCCCTCACCATAAACAGTCCAGAATGCTTTATTGTTTCTTCTGCTTTCTAATTCTTTAACTATTGTTTCCGGGAGAGCTTCATTATCTTTGTAGGTAACAATAACAAAGTCATGTTCAAACTTTGGGATAATCTCATCATGCACCCAGAAACTACTTACCGGGTTAAAGTCTAGGAATATGAAGTCATTGGTTCTAATTGCAAGTTGTGTGTAAGTTTCAAATTGTAAGTTGTTACACTCATTGATAAAGAGTACATCTCTTCTAGGTCCTCTCACCTTTGCTGGTTGGTCAGCTGAGAAGAACTCTATTGTAGAACCAGTTTCAAATTTGTAAGTAAAGTTAGTCTTGTTCCATGAATCATCTTTATAGTACCCATGCTCTTGCATGATACTTAAGAAGTCTTTTATCCCACCTTTTTTTAAGTGTGGAAGTGAATGGCTGACTATAGATATAGTTTTATCTTTGTGTGATTGGGCATAGTCTATTAAATAAAGAATAAGAGCAATAGTCTTACCAGCAGATGAACCGCCCTGAACAATTCTAATTCTCTTGTTGAGGTTTGCTATCTTCTGAAATGTTGTTGTTACTTGGTACATTCTTTGATTTTCCTCCCATTATAGGTGTAGGTAATAGATCTTTTCCATCAGCACCAGTAATTTCTTTTCTCTCACTAAAGTGTTGTCTGAATAGTCTTTCAAGTAACCACTCTTTGCTTTTCACTTCTTTAACATTCTGCCTTATCCATTCGCCTTGTAGAAATTCTATTTGGTCCGAAAAGACCGAATCTGCTTTTTTCCAATTTAAAATTGTATCTTCATCAACTCCTATATAACTTGCAGCAATCTTTTGAACAGGAACATCAGCAAAATACTCTAAGAACCTTTTTTTCTTATCAGCTCTTATCTCCTCAGTTGTCCTTACAATTTGCACTGCTGGTTTAATTTTTTTTAACTCTGGCAATGGAATTGT